AATCATATAAAGGTAAAAACTTATTTTAAGAGGAGGTTATAGTATGAAAGTTTACGATTTAAACGAAGTAGTTAAGTTATTAGGACTTAATAAACAAACAATAAGGAAATACATAAGAGAGGGAAAACTAAAGGCTAGTAAAGTAGGCACGCATTATATAGTACAAGAGGAGGCTATTAAAGAGTTTTTAGAAGCCAATTTAATAGACCCTAGAGAAGAACAAAAAGAAGAAAAATAAAACTCTCTTATTAGTAGAGTGGTACTCTCTTGTTAGGCGAGTTATACAACTTAATAAGCGAGTATCAGATAAAACCATAAAAAAAGAGGTATAAGGCACGTCGCAAAACATAAAACCTTATACCAATATACAACCTTAACAAAAATGTTAAAGTCTATAAATATTATACATTTAAAAAAGGCTTTTAACAATAGTTAGGGATTAATTAGGAGGTAAAAGTAAAATGTATAATTATTTAAAAGACAAAAACTTAAATAAATTGTATCAGTATTTAAAAGATAATAACTTGTACGATCATTTTATTAAAACCATAGTTTTAGAAGATGAAAACTACAAGGAACTATTAAAAAAGTACAAAAACTTTAAAAAAACACAAAAATAAAGAGCCGTCAGACGCAACGAGAAACAAAAAGACGGGCAATTATACACTAAAAACGCTTAAAATGAGCGATACATATATAAAAATGGAGGTATTTATATGGAAAAGGAACAAATAAAGAACATTATAACTAATTTAGAGCAAGTATCTATTATTTTAGACAGAGTAGAGGATTTTAACAAACTACAAGAGGATTATATAGACTTTAGTATATACGAAGATAACAAGGACGGAGGTAAAGACTTAAGAGATAGTGCTTTATTAACTTTAAATGAGTTGCTAAGAACTAAAGAGAGCCATTTATCACTATGTTATCAGATGACGGACTTATTAAAAGACGCTAACGACACGCTAGAGAAGAGTTTAAGAAAACTTTACAAGGAAATAAAAGAAGATAAAGAGGAGGAGGCCTTAAAAGATGAGTAAGACTTTTAAAGACTATAAAGAAGAGTACGAGCAAGCCTATAATAAAGGGCTAAACGAAACGGGCGTATTTTTCGCATTTAGTAAAGAACAATTTAACGAAAACAAACAACCTAAAGACGCTAAAGATAACGAGTTTATAAGCGTGGGATTAGGTGGCTATATACACGAGAGTAATAAAAGCAAGTTAGACGACTTTATAAAGGTAAAGGCTAAACAACTACAAGAAGATTTTAAAAGCAAGGTTAAATTAGACGATATGATAGAGTACGAACTAATAAATCACGAGTGTTATTATACGGGGGAGTACTTAGACATTTTAGATTTAATACGATCATACTACGAGGAACTATCAGAAGAGGAAGCCACAAACAAGATAAAAGACATTTACTTTAAAAATAGAGATAAGTACGAGTTTTAGGAGGTAATATTATGGAAAAAGTAAAAATGGATTTAATTAACGAGGATTTAAAAGCATTATTTAAACAATACCCTATTTATAGTCAAGACGGCAAGGGATTAGATACTAAGGTATTAGTAAAATACTTTAACCCTTATGGCGTAGGTACGTGGCTAATAACAGAAGCCAACGAGTTAGACAACGGGGATTATGAGTTATACGGCTATATGCACTTAACAGAGTGGGAGTACGGCTATATATTATTAAGTCAGTTGCAAGAGATACAAAACTCTAATAGTGCAAGTGTAGAGATAGACCTATACACTAAGGGGACGACTTTAAAAGATTTTTTAACAGATGAAGAACAAGCCGACTATTTAGAGATACATAAAAAAGAGGACTAAAAAAGTTAAGTATCGCCGATAATTAGTAATAACGGCAATAGAAAATTAACACTAAAAAGAGAGTAAAAAACGACCAAGTAAAAAAATATATTAGGAGGGGAAAAGATGACAACATTAAAAAAAGAGTTAACCGACTTATACGAGTTTTATATCAGAGAGCAAGAAAAAGGACTAAAAGGGGAAAACTTAAAATTAATAGAGTTAGTACTATTAAAAAAATGTTTAACTAAACTATCTAAAGAGAGCGAGGCGTAAGTATGTTATCTAAAGAAGAAAAACTAAAAGACCCATATTATATAAGATTTAAAAATGTATCTAACGAAGTATTTAACAGATTAAAGCCTTTAATATTAGAAGATGAGGAACTTTTAACCTATTTTAAATATAGTCTATTAAATAATATAGATGATGAAGAGGGCGACAAGACTAAGGATTTACTAACTTATTATAAATATAGACTAGCCGAGTACACGTTAGGATTTAAGAAAAATGATAATACAGACTTAAACAATTATTTAGAGGACTACGTTAAAACACATTTAACAAACGGCTTTTTAAATAAAGTTGTATGGCATTTTAATAATATGGAAAACCTAGAGGCCGATAGTTTATTATATGAGGTATTTAAAGACTTATATTTAATGGAAAAATACAAGGGTACGCCTTTTAGTGAGGGATTAGTAAACTTTTATAAAGGTATAATCAGATACGAAGATATTAAACCTAAAAGAATAATACCAAGTAGCGAAGTAAACGACGAAAATAAAGAGGAAGTATTAGAGGCTATTAAGTATTATGAGGCAAGTATCAGATACAACAATATAATAAAAGCACTATACGGACATTTAGACGGCTTAGAGTATAACGAAAAGGTACAAATAGAAAACGTAGAGAAGTACTTAGTAGATGAGTTTTATTTATATAACTATAACTTTATCTTAGAGAGTGATAGATTATACAACGAACAACACGGGAACAACACAGAGAGCAACCCTTTAGAGCCTTTAAAAGTACATTTAAAAAGGACAAGTAAAGACGCCGAGGACTACTTTAAACTAAGAGAAGATATTAAGGAAAATAGGGAAAAGTTAGCCAAAGAGTACGGCATAGACCTACATTTAGATAAAGACGACATAGACTATATAAAGAATAAAAAAAGGGAAGTATTAAAGTATTTAGGTACATATAACTACTCTTATTTAGACTTTATTAACTGGAATAGTTTAACGTATTTATTAGGATTAAGCGAAGAACTACAAGAGGCTTTACACGATCCTAACACAGATAAATCATTTAAAAGCATTATAGAGAAGAAAAAGAAAAAAGAGAAACCTACGCCACACATAGCAAGTAAAGAAGATATAGCAAAAGAGCAAAAAGATAAAACACACTATAATACTGGTAGCACACCCTCTAATAAGATGATATTAGACACATACGGGGCTTATAGTGGCATAGAAAACAACGACTTAGATAAGATTAAGTTAAAGATACAAGAACTTAATAAAAAGATAGATAGTAAGAAGATTAAAGAGGATTTAAAAAAAGGTTATAGAAGCGAGTTAAAGGTACTTTTAAAGAAACAAGAAGATTTAGAGCAACAATTAAAAGACTTATTAGACGAGAAAACAACAAAAGAGCAAGAGATAGATAAGGCACGACAAGAGTACTTTAAAAAGACCCAAGAGCAACAACTAAGTAAAACAGATAAACAACAATACGAGCGACTTATAGATAACTTAGCAACGGATTTAAAAGAGGTTAACTACGAGATAGAAACCTTTAACAAAAGAGGCGTAGTATTTAGAGGCAACTTATTTAATGAGTTAGAATATACAGACGACAAGGGTAAAACACTAACAACACTAAGAGATAAAGACGGGAACGTATTAAACCCCAAAGACATACCAACACTAGCCGAGGCCTTTTTAAGAGTTGCTAACGACCTTTATATTAATAAATTAGACAATTATAACGAGTTTATTAATAAGATAGATGACTTATGGCCTAAAAGTAAAGGTGCTAATTATAGACTAGCAAACGAGACCATAAAAAAGGGATTAGGTAAAGACGGCTTTATTTTAGACGTTAACAAACTACTACAATATTTACAAGTATCAGACGAAAACCTAACATATTATAGTAATTGCATAGAGGACGCTATAAAGTTTTATAACAATATAGAGATAAGCATACAACAAAAAGATGATAAGTTTAACAATAGTGATTTTCTTAACATTTTCTTTGGTATAACAAACAACGTAAAAATAAGTAGTCAGATAAAAGGCAATAGATATATATACTTTGAAATATCACGACCATACCAAGTAATTTTAGATAACACTAACTCTTATAAAACACCTATGGGCTTATTAAAATACGCCACGGGACAATTAGGAAATAAACGTATTTATAAGTTAGGCGACCACATTTTTTATTTAATACGTGTTAGTCTTAACGGAGGAGTAAACGGCGTTAAAATAGACGAAAACGGACGATATTATATTAAACGTAAGATAAGTAGTTTAATTAAAGTACTTAAAGATAGTGGATTATTAACAGAGCCTAGACCAAGAAAATACAGAGAGGACGTCTTTAATAAATTAGTGGCAATATTAGACACATTAGAAGCCGACCCAGATATACCACTAGCCTACGAGTTTTTATATGATGATAGCGTACCTATGAGCAACGATACTTTTAAATATACCTTTGAGAACTCTTTTATTAAACTATATATAACGGATTTAACAGACGACTACGAGAACATACTAGCCAAGAACTTAAGAAGCCGTAAAGATAGGAAAATACCAAACGCTAACAAGTTTATATTAACGTGGGGCAAGTATGAGGGTAAGACTTTAAAAGAAGTGTTAGAGATAGACAAGGCTTATTTAGAGTGGATTTTAAAAAGTGATATAAAGATACCTAAACCAAAGATAACAAGAAACCACATAAAAAACCTTTTAGAAAATGAAAAGAACAAAGAGCAACTAAAAAAATAAGTTGCTTTTTTTAATGTTTAACTACTCCCCCCTACCTTAAGGCTTTTAAAAATATATTTATTTCACGACCCACCGACCACCTACATTTACACAATTATTTTTTTTCATAAGTTTTTTTGGAAAATGATAACACGATCATTATAAAAATATGTACCAAGCAACTACCTTAAAATAGTCGGTACACTGGTACGCTAGTACACTGGTACACCATAGACAAATAAAGGGATTTATGCTATAATATTAATAGAAAAAGTTTTAAATTATGGAGGTAATTTTATGGCGACCAAGCGAGTAAATGAGGAGGACGTATTATTAAAAGATATGACCTTTAAATTAGCAAAAATAGAGGAAGCATTAAGCGACAATACGGAAAAGATACCAATAAATAAACTTATTAAAGTCTTTGATAAATTAACAGACGCTTATAACGAAAATACACCCATAAAAGAACAAGCAAGGCTAACAAACGAAGTATATAACACTTTATTTAAAAATAGGAGGTAATAATATGAACGAAGATAAAAAGTTATTTAAAGAGTGGGTAAAAGCCAATTTAGAAGCATTAGACGAAGATATGCAAGCAAAAATAAAAGCCAACGGGTACACAATAGATAAGATCGTGGCTAATTTTACACGTAGGACGATAGACTGGTACTATTTAGCCGATAATCCTTTAGAAGATAGCAACTTAGAAGAGATAGAGTTAAAAGAGTATGGGAACGAGTTAACGGGATTTAAACACGACCAATATTTAAGCCTAGAGGAAGCCTTTAAAACTCTATCAGATGAAGAGAAGAAGATATATTATAAAATAAACGAGCCTTTAAGTTATTTCGCCGACGTGTACGACTTTGACGACCCTAAGAGTATAGACGAAGCGAGGGAAGTATTAGAGCGTGAGATACAAGGCTATTTAGAAGTACATAGGCCTTATTATTCATTTAGCGAGGAACAAATAAAAAATATCTTAACAAGTGAGGGATTAAACCCTAACACGAGCCTAGCATTAGGTATTTATTTAGATAAAACAACTAAAGACATAAATAACTATCAGATAGACAAGACTAAACCTTTAACTTATGAGGATTTAGACAAGATTATTAAAGAAGAAAACGGATTAAATTATAAATATTTACTTTTTTGCGAGGAATATATAAAAACGGGTAATATAACTAAAACGTGCGAGTATGTAGGTATAGGAAGAGCGACGGCTTATAGGTGGCTTGCTTTAGATGAAGTACAAGAGTATTTAAGCAAGAGAAAAGAAGAGATACAAAAAGATACAGACGACACATTTAAAAATACTTATAACGAGTGTTTTAGTGTATTAAACCATATAATTAAAGACGGCTATAAAGAGCAACAATTAAAGGCCGTAGATATATTTTTAAAGCATTATACAAACATAGAGAGGCTTAAAAACCCTACTATGAGCGAAGATTAGGAGGTTAAACTTATGGGAATAAGAGAAAATATTAAAGAAGTACAAGAAGAGACTAACAGCCTAGAAAACGAAGTCTATAAACGTAGTCTTGCTATGGAAATACTACACGATCAGAAAGTAGAAAATACAACCATAAAAATATTATTAGGCATTAGTATTTTAGTAAATATCGTTATAGTCGTACTATTAAAATAACGAGGTGTATTTAATGAAATATCACAACACTAAAGTTAAAATAGACGGCGTAGTCTTTGATAGTAAGTTAGAGGGCATTAGATACAGAGAGTTAAAACTTTTAGAAAAACAAGGATTAATAAAAGACTTAGTACTACAACCAAGTTATACATTAATACCAAGTTTTAAAAAGAACTCTAAAACATACAGAAAAGCCAGTTATAAAGCCGATTTTAGTTATTATGATAACGAGTTAGGTAAAACTATTATAGAAGATACTAAGGGCTTTAAAACGGACGTATATAAACTTAAAAAAAAGTTGTTTGAGTATAACTACCCTAACTTAACCATAAGAGAGATAAAAAGAAGATAAAAGACACTTAAAAACAATATAAAGGAGGTGCTAGAGTATGGCAAAAAATAATAACAAAGACTTTTTTAAGATATTAGAAAATATCGCCACTTTATCAGATAAAGACGGCATAACAAAAGAGTTTAATTTAGTGCAATATGAGGCCTTAGTAAATCCTATTTTAGATATAAGAAAATGGGACAATAACGGCGAGGCTAAAAAAATGGGTAAAGGTATAACTCTAACAGAAGAAGAAGCAAGAAAACTAAGAGATATACTTAACGACTATTTTAAAGAGAATAAAGAGGCGTAAATATGGATTTAGAAGAGTTAGACATTAATTTAGATGATTTAGATATATCGCTAGAAGATTTTAACTTTAATGATGACGACTTTAAGATAGATTTTTCTTTTATGGATTTAGACTTAAACGATATAGATATTAAAATGGACGATATTAACTTTAATTTTGATGATATAGACTTAGACTTTAATTTTAATGATATAAGCACGTGTTAGCACGTTTAATATAGATAAAGAGGTAAACTTATTTACTTCTTTTTTGTTTTATAGTCGTACTATGACAAACCGATACAGATAAAAAACTTTTAAAAAGTGTATCATTATGTATCATTTTGTATCAGAACACCGACACGTTAGTACACTGGTGTACCCTTTATTTTATATAATATTATTATAATTATTTTATATTTATATTTTATTTATATTATATTATTTTTATAAGATTATTATATTTTATTTTATATATTATATTTATAATAGTATATACATATAAGGCTTAAAGGTAAGTTGTTTATGTTTGTTTTTCCCTCTATAAAAAAAGTGATACAAACAGATACAAGAGGCCACCCTACCCCAGTATATAAAGTTATGATCGTGGCTAATTAGTTGCTTAAATAACTCCAACAAGTTTTTATTTTCCGAGTTTTCCGACCCCTAAAAAAGAGGTACAAGCCGAACACCATAAAAAGATTAATACTCCGACACTATAAAAAAGAACTCCGAGACTAATAAAAAAGATATTTTAGTTTAATTTCCCTACCCATAAAAAAGGATTTATGCTATAATGTTTTTAGTGATATTTCTAAGTCAGTTATGACATACGCCTAGCACACTTTATTTAAGTGTCTTTTTTTTGCACGAACAACGGAGGAACAGAGGGAAAAATAAAAATATAGTGTACTGGTACACTGGTGTACTGGTGTACCGATATAAAAATAGATACAAAGTGATACATTTACGGGGTAAAAGGTCGGTACTCTTTTTATAAACCCTTTTATTATAGTCGGTGTACTGGTGTACTGGTACGTTATCATAAAGAGATAAAAAATAAGGTAAAAGGTCGGTGCATAAGTAGGCTTTTAAGGTAAAAGGTCGGTGCGTTAGGGTAAAAGGTCGGTACAAAACACGCCTCTAAGCCTTTATTTATGGGGGTAGAAAAATATTAAATATATTTTAAATAAATTAAATAGTCGCAAAACGGCGTCTATTAAAATAACGCCATTTGCTATAATGTTAGTGTCTTAGAAGCAATAGGCTTTTAAAACGACCAAGTCTTTATATTTAAGTTTATGAAATGGAGGGATTTTTAATTATGATAAACGAAGATATAAAAAACAAGATTAAAGAACATTTAGAGGATTATTTACAAGAGACGGGTAGAAACACGAGAGGGCTATTTAATTGTTTAAACCCTAGCCACGAAGATAAAAACCCAAGTATGAGTTATAATCCGAAAAAAAAGGAAGTACATTGTTTTAGTTGCAATACTAATTATGACTTAATAAGTTTATACGCATTAGACAACGGCTTTTTAGATGATAAGGACTATTTTATTAGGAGTTGCAAGGAACTAGCACAAAAATATAACATTAGTGTACCAGTGTACCAAAGTGCAACAAGAGGAACTAGCGAGACACCGACCACAACTAAAGAGGATTTTACAAGGTATTATAACAAGTGCAAAAAGGCGATAGGCAAGACCGATTATTTATTAAAACGTGGTATATCAGAAGAACTACAACAAAAATATAATATCGGTTATGATGAAAAAGAAAAGAGAGTTATTTTTCCTTTATCTAAAAATAGTTATGTAGCAAGAAGTACAGAGCAAAACCCTTATATTAAACACTTTAAACCTAAAGGAAGTACTAACGTGATATTTAACGATCATTATTTAAAAGATAGTCAGTTTAATAGTGTTGTATGGGTAAACGAGAGCATTATAGACGCTTTAAGCCTAGAGGCTATTAACGAAGATATTAAGGCAATTAGTTTAAATAGTACTAACAACGCAAGGCAACTTATACAAGAAGCAAAAGACAATAATTTTAAAGGTGTTTTTATCTTAGCGTTAGATACAGATACAACGGGAATAAGTGCAAGCAACGAACTTAAAGAAGAGTTAGAAGCAATAGGCATAAAGTCTTATATTTTTAATAGTAATAGCGATAGGTACAACCTAAACACCACTTTTAAAGATATTATAGTTAAAGACAACTTAGAAGAGGAAGAAAACCACTACATAGACGAAGAGATTAAGAACAACGGCGAAGAGTGGGGAAAAAATAGAGATAGTTATTTAAGATTTAGGATTTTAGGCGATTTATCAGAAGAGTACAAGAACAAGATAAGAGAAAAAAATATCATAAATAAAATAGATGACATTATTAAAGAAGAGTTAGGGGACATAGAAAAAACAGACAAAACACAATTTAATTTTAAGTATGATGACGTTATAAAAGAACAAATAACAATAATAAACAAAGATATAAACGAGTACTATTTATCAGATAAAAACAAGTTAAAAAGCAACGTGGATTATTTTAACAACACTATAAAAGATATGCTAGAACAACAAGCCTTAAAAGTGTACGAAAAAGAAAACGTATTAAATTATTTAGACGAGTTTAACGACTATATAAACGACCAAGATAAACATAAGCCAGTAAGTACGGGTATTTTATCATTAGACAAGGCTTTAGACGGAGGATTTTATAAAAAGAACTTAGTTATATTAGGGGCTATATCATCTTTAGGAAAAACAACCCTAGCCCTACAAGTAGCCGACAATATGGCAAGAAGTGGCAACGACGTATTAATATTTAGTCTTGAAATGGCAAAAGAGGAACTAATAGCCAAGAGTTTATCACGATTAAGTTTTTTAAAAGCATACGATCATCATTATACGGCACTAGCCTTAAGTACAAGGGACGTTATGACGGGAAAAGGGCTTATATCAGATAACACACCAAGCAACCAAAGACAACAATTTTATAGCGAAGCCGTACAAGATTATAAAGACAATTTAGCAAGCCATATTTATATAACAGAGTGCAACGACACTTTAGATATAAGTATTAAGACAATAGACGAGAAGATTAAAAGACATATTGCAATAACTAATAAAAAGCCGTTTGTAGTTATAGACTACTTGCAAATAATCCAAGACACCGATAAATACGTAAATGATAAGCAAAAAATAGATAAAGTGCTATCTAACTTAAAGAGAATAGCAAGAGAGAACGATATTATTATTTTTCTAATATCATCACTAAACAGAGGGGCATATACACAAGAGATAAGCCTAGATAGTTTTAAAGATAGTGGTAATATAGAGTACACGGCCGACATATTATTAGGCTTGCAACTACAAACAGATACAAACATAAATAACGAGGAAAATAGTAAAAAAGTAAAAGAGCAAATAAACAAAGGACAACAAAAGGAAGATAGAGAGTTAACTTTAAAAGTGCTTAAGAACAGAAACGGACGCATAACAGATATTAAAGGGATTATATTTCACGCAAGATATAATTATATGGACTTTAAAAAAGCCGACGATAGCACAAGTTTATACTAACGAAGAGATAGGATTAAAACCTATCTTTTTATATGCTTTTAATAATACCCTCTAAAACGCCATTTTTAGCCATTTTAAGAGACTTTTATATAAAAACGATAAATTATAAGGGTAAGTATGTTTTAAAGCAACAACGCTTAAATATTAAGGCGTACGAGCCGATTATAAAGGATTAAGAGATAAGTTTAAATCAGAAGCAAGAAAAACAAGTCTTTAGACCTCCCCCCACCCTTGCAAGATGAAAAAATAAGATTAAATCTACACCCACACGCCACCTTAATACACACAATTTAATTTTTTCCGTGGATTTTTTGGAAAACGTACCAACACACTAACGTACTGGTGTACCAGTGTACCCGTTTAAATAATGACCTCTATATGACCCATAAATGAGCCGTAAGTAGTCTATAAATGACCCATATATGACACTTTAACACGATATTAAACTTTAATACGTTTAACACTTTTTAGAGGTACAACCTAGACACCGAAACTAAAAACCAGTATTAAGCCTTAACACGTATTAAGGTATTTTATGAGGAACTAGCAAGACACCGAAGATAAGACACGATCATTTTATATAATTTCACTACTCTAAAAAAAGACATAAAACGACATAATCCGACAAAAAACGACAAAGTACGACAATATAATACAAATAGCGACATTTTTGGACATAATAAAAAAGGCTAAGCGTGTTTTACTACTACTTAGCCAACAAGCAAGACCTAAGACCTAAAAATAGGCAAAAGGCCTAAAAAATATATAACGGAGTTTTATTTCCGTCTATATAATTATACCATAAAAGCACGATTTAACCAAAGAAGAAGCAAAGAGAAAACCGAAAATATAGGCATATTGCTTAAAGTGTATGTTTTAGTGTATAAACGGGTAAAAATATATACTTTTTGCTAACATTTAACCATTTAAGGCATAAAAACGACCATTTAGAGCAAGATACGACAAAAGATAAAAAGTTTATGTTATGATTATGTATTATTTAGGAGGTGTTAAAAGATGATAAATATTTATAGGTGGATTAAATACAAATATCAGAAAAAACACAGATATTTAGACGCTTATATGCAAGACTTAATAACAGAACAAAGCGACTTAAACTTAAAACCCTATAAGATAGAGTTATTAAAAGCAAGTAAAGAAAACCCTAAAATAAACGAGTTTAATTATTTTACTTTTAAATATGACGGCGTTATGTATGAGTTATTAAACGGCAAGACTAAGACTATAAACGAGTAAGTAGTCTTTTTTTATGGATTAAATCAGACCATAAACAACCATAATATAGACCAAAAACCAATAAATCCAACGTCTTAAAAAAAGAAGAGCATAAGAGATTAACCCTACTACTTCTTAAAAGCCTTATAGTATAAGTCTATATCGTAGGGACTAAACTTATTTTATACTTATAAAATTAACCAAAGTTATGGTGCTATTTATGTATTAAACATTAAAAAGAGCCTTATTTTAAAGGAAAACATAACAACCAAGATTATGGCACTTTTTTACACGATCATAATTTAATTAAATCAGATTAAAAAGTACACTAACGTACTGGTACACCGACGTACTAACACACCAGTACACTAAAAATATTAAAAAAGTGTAAATCACAAAAAGCCCATAAAATAAGGGCTAAACGTATAAAGTGATAACTAAGTTATAACTAAGTGATAAAAAAGTATTGACAAAGATTTTTAAAAAGTGTTATCATAATATTGTCAGAGGGACAAGTTAGGAGGCGTTATTATGGATTATGCTTTAACTAATTATATGGCATTAGGTAGCAACTCTTTAGAAACAACGCAAAAAAACTTAAATATAAACGATTTAATATTAGATGAGTTTATTAAGGATTTAGACGCAAGAAAAGAAACAAAAGAAACATATTTAAAAGGCGTTAAGGTGTTTTTAAACTGGTGTATAGAAAACAACGTCCACGAAGTACAGAGAGCGACCCTTATACAATATAAAGAGGACTTAGTTAACGGGTACGAAGTAAAGAGAGGGGACGAGATTATTAAACACAAACCTAAAAAGGCGTCAAGTATAAGTATGTATATCACGGCGTTAAAGAAGTTATACAAGTTTTTAGAAGTAAAAGGCATTAAAAATATTGCTAGTGATTTAAAAGGAAGCAAGAACGCTAAAGGATTTAAAAAAGATACTTTAACAATAGAGCAAGCAAAAGACCTTTTAAAAAGCATAGATAAGAGTACTAAAGAGGGCGTTAGAAACTACGCCATAATACAACTACTTATAACAACGGGATTAAGAACGATAGAGTTAGAGAGGGCTAACATAGAAGATATAAGAACAATAGGAAGCCAAGCCGTTTTATACGTACAAGGAAAAGGACACGACGATAAAGACGAGTACGTTAAACTAACATACGAAACTTTAAAAGCATTAAACGAGTATTTATCATTAAGACAAACTAAAACAGATAAAGACCCTTTATTTATTAGTTTTAGTGATAGAAGCAACGGACAAAGACTTAAGACGAGAAGCATAAGAGATATAGTTAAAAAGGCTTATTTAAACATAGGTATTAATAGCGATAAAATAACAACACATAGCCTTAGACATAGTGCGATAACATTTTCTTTAATAGGTGGGGCAACAATACAAGAAGCCCAACAACTAGCAAGACATACTAATATTAATACGACTATGATATACGCACACAACTTAAAGAGAATAGACAACAAGGCCGAGGAAAGCATACAAAACTTATTAAATAATTAGGAGGTACTATTATGATTAACGAGCATAATTTAGTAAGCCTTAAAGACAGACCTAAAGAAGAACGCCAAGAGATAGCAAGATTAGGAGGTGTTAGGAGTGGCGAAGTAAGAAGAGATAAAGCAAGATTTAGACGAGCATTTGATAGTTATATGGTACAAGAGGATTTTAAAAAAACAATACAAGGCTATCATTTTAGAAACGGCAAGATAACAGATAAGCAAGTACAAGAGACACGATCATATTTAAAAAGGTTATATCATCTTAAAATGAGGGAGTTAAAAAAGACACACGCAAGCGAGGAAGATATACAACAAACTAAAGAAGCCTATAAGTTATTAAGAGGAAGTACTAAGACATTTTTAAAAGAGATAGCAAGGGAAAAAGAAGAGGTAAACAAAAACATTAAAAACCAAGACAAGCAATTTAATAAACTTGTAAGACAAACGATAAAGAGGAGGTATTAAAGTGATAAGGTTATTAAAAGTTAAGTGGGAAAACATTTTATTATTAATGATGATACCACTAACTATAAGCCAGTTTATAAAGGCTAGTAGCGATTTTAAATTATTAAGTATTGTTATGAGTTTAACTCTATACGGAGGCCTAGCACTAAGTATAAGAGTAGCACGTAAAGAAACTTTAGAGGAAATAAAAAGAGGCACATACGAGCCACTTATAGATATATCAGAAGTTAAAGAAGATTTATTAAAAGTTATAAAACCTTTAAAGGCAATAAAAAAAGAAGTTATAAAACGAGCAAGATATATAAACGACCAAGCCTATATATTAAGAGCAAGTTTTAAATAAAATAACTTCTTAAGAAGATTATATATTATTTTAGAGATTTATACAAGTGTTAGGAGGTATTAAGATGATATTAAAGTATGCTAAGGGTAAAACCTAGCAATAAATATTTAAACGGATTTACGGAGGTACTAAGATGACAAATATTTTTAATAAAGTATTTTTTAATAAAGACTTAAATAAAAAAGCGTGGAAAATAAAAGGCGTACAAACAGACCCCACACAAAACGAGCAAGACGATAACATAGACATTAAAGACGCCGATATTAATTTAATTATAACTAAAGAAAAAGGATTAAACGATATTATGGCGACGATACAAGTAAACGGGCAAGAGTATAGTTTTATATTGTATGATGAGGTAATAAAACACATAAATAAACTACACGATCCTAAAGAGAGGTAAATATATGATAAAAAGAGATACTAAGATAAAAGGAAGTAAAAAGATAAAGAGGAGGTAATTATATGACAAGGACAATATCACTAATAAATAATAAAGGTGGCGTAGGTAAGACGACAAGCACTTTAAATATAGGTAAAGCCCTAAGCCTTAAAGGTAAAAAGGTGCTTTTAGTAGATATAGACCCACAAGGGAACTTAACGGACGCTTTTATAAATATAAATACATTAAAATACACTATTAAAGACTTGCTAGAGGGTAGCGTATCAGATATAAACCAAGTACTTTTAAAAGGTGTAGCCAATAACATAGACTTAATACCTAGCAATAACTTATTAAATGGTACAGAAGAAAACATATTAAATAAAGTAGCAAGGGAAACACTATTAAAAAGGATTTTAGAGCCAATTAAAAACAATTATGATTATGTTTTAATAGATTGTCCCCCAAGTTTAAACCTACTTGTATTAAATAGTTTAACGGCTAGTACCGAGGCTATTATACCGATAGCAACAGAGTATCACGCTTTAACTGGTACTAACACGATCATTAATACAATAGGAACTATAAAAGAGTTTAAGAAAATGTTAGGCGAAAATATCGTATTAAGTGGTGTATTTATCACAAAGTACGACGAGAGAACAAACAACGACAGAGAGATAAAGGAAGCAATACAAGAAAACTTTAAAAATATATGTTATAAAACCATAATAAGAACTAACGTAAAAATAAAGGACGCAACAAACAACCACAAGAGCGTTATAGACCTAGACCCTACAAGCAACGGGGCTTTAGATTATATGCAATTAGCCGACGAGATTATTAAGCAAGAGGCTATTATAGGAGGTGTTATTAATGGGTAAATCTTTTAATAATGACGTTTTTAAAAGTGGATTTAATGTTAACGGCATAGGTATATCAAGCGAGGCAATAGAAGAAAATAAAAAGGCCTTAAACCTAGACCAAGACGTTAAAGAAGTATCATCAGAAGAAGAACTAAAAGAAGCCGTAAAAAGTTATATTAAAGACGATATAGTAAACAATAAAGACGTATCAGAAGAAGAGAGCGACAAGATACAAGCACTTATTAAAAATGTTTATAAAGACGCTATAAAAGATATGGAAAACGAAGAGGCAAGCCTAGAAGATAAACTAAACGAAGTTAAAGAAAAAGCAACAACTATAAAAGAAGAGCAACAAGCATTTAATAGTAAATCCGATAATACAATATACACTAAAAAGACTATGATATTTAAACAAGAGTATTTAGATATTATAGACGGCCTAGCAATAATAAACGATATGCAAATAAAAGACGTATTAAACCAACTTTTAGAGCAAGGCATAGAAGTATTAAGAGAAAAAGACAACAATTTAATAAATAAGGCACTTAAAGAAGCACAGAAAAAAGATAAATCATATAAAGGTAAAAACTTATTTTAAGAGGAGGTTATAGTATGAAAGTTTACGATTTAAACGAAGTAGTTAAGTTATTAGGACTTAATAAACAAACAATAAGGAAATACATAAGAGAGGGAAAA